GTATTCCAAATAACTGCACCAGCGTTAAATTTTAGCTGATCTCTTCTTTCTGCAGTGAACTGTGGCGTGTCATCTGGATCAAAGCTATCAAGACTGAGCTCTAGCAGTCGAATCGTTCTGTTGAATGTAGATGACTCAACGACCTGGTTACTCTCGAAAGGCAGTCTACCCTGTAACAATCTAGTCATCGTCTTCCGTTTGGTCTGATATCAAGCCTTGTTCCACCGATCCTGAAACCAACACCAAGTCTTGCTGTGCTCTCTGCATCATCATCAGACTCAAAACGCACGGCTGCTTGCCTTGCTCTAGCGCGCATGTCTATCTTTGCAGTTGATGCGGTGAAGCTGGTGGTTTGATCTGTGGTTAAGGAGTTACCGGGGAAATTTC